AGCAAGACTATTAGTGGTCTGTGCACCCAAACCGAAAGCATCATTAATCCTGTCAATATTAGTCGCACTGGTTCCAAGGTTCTCTGCACTTACTCCCATCTGGTCAAGGCTTTTAACGTACATCATGGCTTCATCATTAGGGAAAGTAGCATTACTGATATTATTGATAAGGCTTACCATTTGTGGCTCTGCTATACCTGTCTGTGTGGCTAATTGTCCGACACTGATCGCCGCGGTATTCATGTCCTGAGCCATGCCCTCGGCCTGTGCACCAACTTGACCAACCTGTTCGCTTAATTGCAAGAGCATACTGCTATTGATAATGTCAAGGTCGCTGCCAAGGTCTTCAACCGCAGTATCAGCACTAGCCACACTAGACTCTAATTCTCCAGCACCAGCCGCAGCTTCATTGAATTGTATGCTTCCGATATTTGCTCCTGCTGTGATTAGTCGTTCGACTTCTTCGGTGCTCATTCCGAGTTCATTGGCCAATTCATCAATGCTACTACTGTCAATATTGGATACCGCGGTTTGGAAGCCACTCACATTCTCTTCCATGGTCGTAAAGTCTGAACTGACTGTGTCGGCAGTACCGGATAAACTGTCTGCCATGCCGGTGACCGAGTCGGTGACTGATGAGAATACATTACTGGCGTTATCGACTGCTTGTAGTATTATTTCTATTAATTCGCTCATACTCTCATTTATCCTATTTTTTGAATTTTACCCCGTTGGCTTCCGCAAGGGCTTTGACTTTTGTGTCCAATCCTTGTAGGAAACTGTATTTTTTTGCACTCATTATGTTAAGGAAGGCATTTTGCAAGAGTGTTCCTTCATTTATATTACTCACTAATCTTAAACCATCACAATGTGATTGGTATAGTACTATGGCTTCATTCGTTTTTGCGAAATTGTTTCACCATAGTCAAGTCATTATCACTTAAACGGCTGACATTGATGACTTCTGTGAATAAGAGTTCAGGCAAACCAACAACCATTCCTTTCACCATGTCAGTGGTTACTTTTTCACCATCCACGGATAAACTGAGGGCTACGGCTTTGTACATTGCCTCTGCTTGTGCCTCTGTAAACTCGCCAGTATTAATGTCAACATCATTCATATTAGACTGGACGGCTTCTCGTTTGCCGTTTCTCATGTTGACCTTGATTTGTAACGGCTTCTTCTCTATTACTTGAAGCTTGCTTAATTCACCACTAGTCAAAGGACGAAGCCTAAACTGGACCTCTTCACCATCCCAATCAATACATACCTCTTGGATATCATCCACTCCAAGGGTTAACTTCTGTATCATATCCTTATTACTCATACTAAATGACACTCCCATAATTTATTAAAAAAAAATTAAATGATAATCATGATCCATAACTCTATATGGTTTCTAAAAAAAAAGCACCACACAATCCCTTAATTTTTTATGGTGGTGGTGCTAAAAATGGTTCTCTTAGTTGTTTGTTAAAATTTATTCACTGATTAAAGCTTCCTGGTTATTCACGAGTTTGATGTACATATCGGTTTCCACTTCGGTTGTGCCGTCAACTAATGTTACAGTATTGGAGCCAAGACTCTCCAAGGTAAGGGTGGTTTCTATACTATCCACACTGCTTACATTGTATTCGGTTCTGACGGTACATCTTGGGAAAACAATCTTGCAAGAAAGGTTAGGGTCTTCGCAATGATTAATATTAACCTCTAATGGTATCTGCAAGAGTTTACAACTAGATGGTTGTAAAGCATCGACCTCACCATACTCGGCATCAAGGATGCTTCTGACTGTTTCACTAGTTAATGAAGTTGTGATGCTGATACTGTTTTCTCTTTTACCTGCCTTCGCCCTCATCTGCGGATACCTTGAGCCTAAACCGATAGTACTATCCACATTATGGTTGTTATTGCCTTCAAATGAGAATGCGGTGCTTACACCATTAACTGGCAAGTTATTCAATTTCAAGCTTACATCATAGAACATGATGAACAAGTCCTCATTAGTAAGTGCGTCAGGCTCGGTGAATGCCCCGTTAATGGTTGCTTTCTCGGTCTTATAAATCCAATCCGCACCAACAGTCATAGACTCATCACTTACTTCAAGAGTCAACTTATCTTCAAGCAGTCCGTACACATACTTTGTGAGCATATCATAAGCGGCCATTGCACGGAAACTGGTTAACTCCTTACCTTCGCCACCATAGAATTCGTGGGTGTGGTAATCTCCAGTACCTGCGGTGTATTTGTAATTGTCAAGGAAGCCAAGGAAATACCATGTCAACTGTTGCAAATCAGCATCAGCACTTGTACTGCCTGTTGGTTTCATTATCCCTGCTCTGGCACGCTTATTCATCCTACTTGAACCGGATTTAGTTACTGGTTCGTCATTGAGTTTGAACTCAACGCTTTCGGCGTGGTTCCAGAAGCTTGGGTCGAAACTTGAAGGAGCGACAGTAGTATCCCCATAGGTGGTTTCGACTTCTAATCCAAATCCTCTATTCATATTATTATTCTCCTAAATTTTGTTTGCAGCATAATCTCCAATCTATTATATGGTTAACATTCAGTACCACGGCTATGACTGGCAACCGTTCACTCTTGTTATTAACATCTACGGTTCCGAGGGGGTAGAATGTTTCGAGTGTGATGTTACGGATTAACCTTTGTCCAGGGAGTTCCTGGTTTTGTATTGTTTGCCAATTCCTTTGCACGCTTAGTATTACCCTGGTTGCCAAGTTCATAGTGGATTCATTGGCATCTTCGAGTTCTGGCTCGTAAACTGCACAATTGAATTGGAATGGTGTGGTCAATTCCATTGTCCGACTTATATCTGCTTGCCGGTTTGGTCTTGTTTCGTGCTGGTACATCCAAATAAACGGTTCGTCGATGTGCTCTTCTTCCAAGTAAATCTTCTTGAAAGTATTGACATCTTCGAGCAATCCATCCTCAGTCATTTCGGCTTCTATACAGCCGGCTAGGATAGTTTGTAATGTTTCCATTCCAACTACGATATTACTCATCCCATCACCTCACTTATTGCTCGTAGGAAATAACCATCCAACCGCCCATTAACATCCGCGAGACTGTCCTCAACGAAGTGTCTTGCTTTTATTCCTGGATGATGCACTACCTTAACTGGATGGTCTAATCCTTCCCAGTACAACGCCTTCTTGCTAGTAGGAGTTATAGTGTAAGGGTCGGTTCCATCATTAACCCATTGTGCATACTCCGCAGGTGATTTAATAACCGCCTCATCAGATGTCATTGATTCAACAAACCAAGACTTTAATAATCCATGGTCTACTGGACTGTTTCGCATCAGTACACGTATCAGTTCCTGACTGCTATACTCCAAGCCCTTCTGCTTAGCCTGTGTCAACTTATCCGGGCTTAACTTACTGGTTAAATCGGATGTGTTTATGTCAATGGTGAAGCTCGCCATCTATTCATCCCTTCCTGTAATTGCGAGCACACCAATACTATCAGGCTCAGTGGATGAGTCCTTAACAAATGGTCGGAGGTCTTCTCTGAGGTCATCGGTGAAGATATTGCTCGGCACGTTTTGGATCGTCCAGTCATTAACCTTGATTATTGGATTGTCGCGTTTCTGGATTGCGAGGCTTACCATGTTGCTGGTTAATCTTAGACAAACATTCCTTATTGCGTCTCGTACTGTATCGTCGGTATAGTTCCGATTAGTGTACATGTTAATCAAATCCTGTGATTGATTAATCCAATCGGATACTATACTGTTTAATCCTGTGGTGTCGTCTTTTTCAAGATTTAAATGCTTTGGTTTTAAACCTGTGAAATTGATTACATCATCTACACTAATCCACATAATCTTGTCACCATATAATAAAAAAAATATACAGGAGGACTTATGGAAGTTCCCCTGTACGAATGTATTCGTATAAAAGTTTACGGTTACGTTTTACGATGATTGGTAATTCATCGAATGGTTTTCCGTCTTTTGTGAAATCCCATTTTTTAGCAGTTTTCTTTTTTTCTGCCATACTGAATCACCAAGTCTTTATGAGCTCTCTGATTCCTGTTCGGTTTCAGGGTTTTCGAGTGCTTCTACTCTCTCTTCCAAGTCAGCCAATTTGGCTTTGGTTTCTTTCTTGAATTTCATAGACATAATGAGTCACCACCCATTATATTCTATAATAATGCTGCTGCTTCAGCGGCAGTAATATCTGCAACAATTACACTGTCAGCCCATTGTAAGGCTGCATCGCATCTGATACGGTAGTAGTATTCAGTTTCTTCCTCTTCCACGATTCTCTTAGGCTCCACACTAAGGTCCTTATAGACACCGTACCAAAGGAACTCAGGAACAGTCAACATACTAGCAACATTACCATGTACAGTACGGCCATCAGCAGCATCTAATACTGGAGCATATTTTACTGGAATGCCCTTGTATTTTAATTCATCAGCATTCAATAAGGAACTGTCTCCTAATCCAGTTTCACGATCAATAAGGAATTCGCGGTATGCTTCTTGTACTTCGAATGGTACATAGTAGACAAGGTCTTTCATAAGGTTTGCTTGTCTGTATGCAGCAGGCATTGAGTATAACATTTTGTCGAACATTGCGGTGATTCCATCTGCAAGGTCGAAGTCTTTAGTACCTGAGCCTTTTGCACCATCAGATTTTAAGGTGGTGGTTGCGGATTTTAACCATCCGTTGAGGGTACTGAATAATGGGTCTTTGTTTCCACCTGAGGTATAAGTGGTGTCACCGAATACTGCAACAGCTTCAAGGTCTACTCCAACAGCCTCACCCATCATGGTTAAGAGGGTTTGTTCGAATGCTTCTCTTTCGATGTTGTCTTCTTTATCATCATCAAGGATACTGGTTAATGCTTTTAATTTGGTTGCATTGAGTTCTGCTTTACCGAAACCAATGGTTGCAGGAGTTAATTGGTTTTGGGTTACTTGTTCATTATTAACTGTTTTGTAACCAGTTTGTAATACACGATTAGTGACTTTAGTAGATGAAACTACTTGAGACATACTGTTCATTCTACGGAAACTTGCATCGTTAAGGATGGTCTGATTAATAGTTGCAGCTCTCATGAATTGAGCGAATTGTTCTTCGTTTAATAATGCTTTTGCAGTATTCATATCACTTCTCATTGACTTGAATACTTCTTTTTCGTTTTCATTTACAATTTGGGATAAAATATGTTCATTCACCATAAATATCATACCTCAAAATATAGGGTTTATTTTTTACGTGTTCCATCAGGGTTTTTGCCCATGATTTCATAAATATTAACAGGCTTACTCTTCTCAGCAGACAAGTTATCATGTACTGGTTCTGCTTTGGATTCGCCTTTTTCACTTACCGGTTCTTCGGTCTCTACTTCTTCTTCAACTTCATCTTCTTCTTCTTTAACTGGTTCTTCCTTGGATTTCTCTGCAGAGGCTTCCTCTTCAGTTTCAGCATCAGCTTCCTCAGGTTCATCTTCATCCACTGGAGTTAAAGCTTCAGTTAAAGTCTTGGTGAACTCTTCCTGCAGGGTCTTGAGTGCATCATTGAAGTCTTTTTTTAATTGTTCAAGTGTAGCCTGCATAT